CACGGCTCAATACTGTTTCATCAGTATTCATCATTAATGTTCTTAAATCTGGATCTTGTACTGTTTTGATGTATGCTTGTCTATATTCTGGAATCTCTGTTGCTGGAGCAAGCATGCCAATAATCTCATTAGTAATTAATGACTGAATCATTGGATTGTCCCCGACTAATTCTTTTGCTGATCTCATAACAGCCATTCTATAGTTGGTATCATGTGCTTCATAGTCTGTGTTGTAATTTACTTCACCGGCCCAACGCATGTCCATAAATCGTGCGGCAAAAGTAAAAATCATTTCTTCTGTGACTTCCATCAATCGTGCTTTAGATTTTGCTGTTCTATGTAATTGCTTGCGTTCTTCAATGATAGCAACACCTGATGCAATTTGGTTCTTGCTTGTACGCAATCCACCTAAGCCAGTCAATGCTTCAATTTGTTCTAGGATATCTTGTTGTGATTTTATAATTGCATCAACATCACCAGTGTCAACTACTATCGCTTCAATTTGTCCTTCATTAGCACGAACAATCGCACCAGCATGTACAGGAACACTTACGCCTTTATCAGCACGAATGATAGTGTGAGCAAATTGCAATGCAGTGTACTTTTCGCATTCCATTTTGTAATGTTCTCTTTGTGCATCTACTGCTGAATCAATATCACTGATGCCCAAATCAATTGTGCGAGGGTCTCTGCGACCATATGCAATGAACAATGGGATGCTCATGCCAGGAGGATAATTGCCTTCGCCAATCAATTCTGCTGGCTCATTCATTTGACCAGGACCTTTGTTAACTTCATAACTCTGCCAGTAACTTGGTGTTGTTGCGTCACCTAAATAATAGCACTTGATGTAGTAGCAATCTTCATCTTCCATTTCTTTGACTTTAACGCACTTGAGCATGGGTCTGCCACCGTAATAGTCAAACTCCCAATCCCATACATCTAATGGATTGATCGCACAAACATAAGGTCGACCTAGGTTGCCTTCGCTTTGTTGTGGCATATCTACTGCTACCCAGCAATGACCATATATGCTTGTTAAGTCTCCAACACTTTCCATAAAACTGGTCAACGAACGATTGGTTAAGTCAGCATCTAACAAAAACAAATCACTCCATTCACTATTCTTTGGATCAATCATTTGTCCTGTTGTGGTACAAAATTGTACATTGCGCTTGATGCCAGGTTCAAACAATACATCATTAATAGTGTCAACTATGTAACGACAGATTGGCTGTGATATTGTGTTGGTTACTAAGTCATTGTATAGTGTAGAATCTTCTGAAGGGCGCTTCTTGCGTACCAACATCTTGAAGGGCATGCCTCCTAAATATGCGTATTGATAGGATAGCATTTGGTTGTAGATACCATCATATATTGCATTACGCTTGAGTAAATCTGCTTTAATTGTCATTGTTTTTAATCTCTCTATATAGGAGTATAGGCATTACAAGAATGTAATGTATTTATACTTGTTGGCTTGTGTTTACAGTTGTTGTTATGCCAACGACTTAACATATTCTTTCCCATGGTTTTGTTACAATGGATACAAGTTCTTAATGGATTGCCACCATATGCATTATCATTGCCTTTATTATACATATGTGTAGTCACATCTTGTCTTAATCCAGTGACTAAATGCGCTGGATTACAGCAAATGTAGTTGCTGCAAGTGTGATAAACACAGATATCATCAGGTACAACTGTTTGATTGTGTAAATCATAACTAACACGATGTACTGTTCTCATACGCTTACCATCACGGATAAAACCATAGCCAATGTTGTTACAGCATCCTTGCCATTCCCAGCAGTCGGTTACTGGGTCAATAGTTATTTGGTCAGATATTCTATCTTCTATACTCCAACCTTTGCGTCTTTTTATTGCCATACTTGATGATCCTGTTCTAAATTTTCATTCATTATTTCTTCCCAACTTGGTCCACCTGGATACAATGGACTCTCTGGCATATGCTCAATGCCTGGTTGCATCATGCTTGACATTCTTGAGTCCATACCAATGTATTCTTTGATTGGTATACTATCGTGGGTGATTGGGAACAAGTGATGTATTCCATAACGAATACAATCACCTAATCCGTCTATGTGTGCGTACTTTTGCTCTGTATACTTTACTAATCGTTTGCGTGTACCATCTTCAAAGTGATATGTTGTTAGTGCTTCTAATAGAAACTTATCTTCTGGCTTGACTACTAGACCACCTCTGTTGATAAACGCATTTGCTGTGTTGTCTGTGTCTGATACAAGTGGATTTACCTTGCGTGAGTTAACGATTGTGAAACCATACTTTTCTAAAATAATTCTATCTGTTACGCCAAAAGGACTTGTAGTGTCACGGTTTACTTGCGTACCGCTCATGTCAATAACACTATTGATTCTACGCTTGGGATAATCTAACCGAATTGCTTGCGCTATACCCTCTGTGCTACAATCAGGTATCGCATAACTTTTTAGTATCTCAATGGTACCGTTCTTTTCGCCGGCTCTGTGAACTTGTGCTATAGTTGCACACATAACTCTTTTGTTAAAATCCGCAAAATGATACAAATCGCCACCTCTATCTACTACATCTCTTGTGTACTTTGTTTTGTCCCATGTGTAATAGAAAGCATCACTAACGCTTTCCCATTGACACATATAGTCTTGGTTAAACTTTAATGGGCTGATGATGCGTTTCTGTTCTTCAATAAACGCACGATTGCCTGAACGCATTTGTAGGTAGTTGTAATGTCTTACTGCATATTTGTCTGGGCTAATCAATGCTAAGTTAAACAAATCATGCAATGGTCCTGTACCATTTGGTGTACTGATAACAACCAATCTACCCTGTGTGTCTGGTGTGCCTACTCTTGGGCGCAAACGATTGGTAATCTCTTGTAATGTATCTTGTGTATATAGTGCTGCTTCATCCGCTATCCATATGCCAACATTAAGACCTCTTAAGTTTTCACGCTGTTCTGCACTTTTACAGCGAATAAAAACACCATTAGGAAACTTAATGGTTAGTTCTGAATTGTTAATGTCTGATCCATCTTTAAGCCCAAAGTATGTTTGACATGATTTCTTTAATGGTTCCCATATAAGTGACTTAATCATTGCGCCAGTTGGGGCCGAGTAAATGATATCTTTACCTTTGTGATATCGTTCATCAGTAGCAAATATAGGTAGTGCGATAGCGGCTAGAAATGTCTTGCCGCTACCAACTGGAACTATATCTATACAATGCTTATTAGTAGTAAGCCAATCTTGAAGTATTGTTGACTGCTCACCATATAAGGGAACATTTATCATTGCTTCCAGTCAGACAATTCTGTACTTGGGAAACTGAATACTGCTTTAAGTTGTTCACCTTTGCTTGTAAGGTCAACTTCTGATTTGTCTGCTATTACTTTTGCAAGTAACATTTGTTGATATCGTTGAATTATATTCATGTCACCTGAATGTCTTGCTCTGATATAATCTTGTGCTAATCCCACAGCAAATGGAACATCTTGTTTTGCAATTTCTGCTAATACATCTGCTGCACTTAATTTTACTGTTGAGCCAACTTTTCTACCTGAGTTTGGTCTTGCACCACCTCTACCTTTTTTTGCTGTTGGAGTAGTTTGAAGATTTTGATTATCATCCATAGGCGCCATGCCAAAGGTATTTACTAAACTGTCATTGACTAGTTCTTGATCATAATGAGTTATTTGGGACATTATATAATTTCTTTAGCAATTGCTATTGTAGTCATTCGCCAAGTCTTTCAATAAAGGCTTGTTCAAGGTCCTTAGTGCGTGGATGATTAGGAGCAGATTCTTGTAGAACTTTACGCAAATCTTTCACTACTTCTAAGGGCTGTACACGAATCATCTCTCTGTAAGTTTTCATTACAAAGGGATCACGCAATCTATCACTTATTGTTAATTGGCTCATCTGTTGTTACCTTTTTCTTTCTTGTGCGTTTTTCTTTAACGACTACTTGTACCACTTGATCATTCATGGGAATGAGTATAGTAGATTGTGGTATTCTACCATTTGGTAGTTTTACTTTTAACCACAGTGATTTTAACCAGTTCATATGTAAACCTTTAGATAATCTTCAGGTGAATCTTCTGGATCTAGTCCATCAAAGTATTCACCTGTTGCTTTTTCTTTGAACTTTAGTGTACCAAACACGCTTAAGAATTTTTGATTCTCTGCTTGCCATTGTTTAGTTAGTTCCAAGAATCTATCACGCCCAAACATAATTTGTAATTGTGTTTTACAATCTTCTGGTGTTGGATTGATATCCCATTTGGTATCGTTTAGTGTGTGCATAAAACTGATACATTGATCAATTTCATACTCATTCATGTACTTTGACAACTCAGTTGTCATTTTATCAAAATTCTTGATATGCCCCACATAAAAGGGTTTATCAATTAAGCCTTGAAATTCTGCCATATAATTGTTCCTTAATGTAATACTTGTACTTGTGTTAATTCATCAATCATCTGATTGGTCTGAATGTTAACTGTACCATTTAATTCTTTTGCTGCATCTTTAAGAGTTTGTTCTTGTACAAGTGCACCTAAGAATTCAAATATTGTTTTTAGACCAAGTATCTTTAGGTTAAAGATTTCTTTGTCTTCTTGTGTTAAGGTGTCAATAGGTATTGACATCATTTGATGTATTGATGTTTCAATATCATTCATTAAGGGCTTGACTGTAACAAGTAGTTCCCCGTCTTGGTCTTTTGCTAATCTATATGTATATTCAATCATTTATTATTTCCTTAAATTGTTCTATTGTTATTTCACTGTAGTTGTCTAGGGGTATATCAAATCTTTTGTTATTACCATTAACTCTTACAACCTTTTTATTTGGATAGTCTCTTAATATTTTATTTAATCTTTGACGCCATTTGTCTGTTTGCATACTTGCTGCAGGGAAGATATGACTTCTCGGGTACTGCTTTGTGCCACTGTATACATTTGGTAAATTGCTTCCACCTTCATTGTAATCAAATCCTATAATATATGTAATATCATTATCCTGTGTTAATGCTAATCTTAACGCACTATTACCGCTGTCGTTTGTTTCCTTGAATCCAGAAAAAAAGTTAATTGGTTCACCTTTTGCAGCAAGACTACCAATATAATTTTCATGCTGTGTATAGAATATTGAACGCTTGTGTGCTTCATGTTCAATTATCTCATCTACCATTTGTCTGTCCATGCTAACCAAATAATTTGGTGTAAAATCTCTATACAATGCATTACATCCATATGTTGTCATTTTGCTACCTATCGTTGCTAAATCAAAATTTAATCTACTTGGTCCATTTCCTATCACACATGCATTCATTCTTTTTTCTTCTTTGATATAGTATTTATTACCTTACAAAAATCTCTATGGTTTATCAGTACTATTTTGCTTCTAAAGGCAACATCACACTTTTTACATCTATACCCAATACATCTCCACATCTTAGTAAGTTGTACATATTGATGTTGTACTGAGGCATAGTCCATTACTTCTGGTATTTCATGTGCTTCATGTAGTTGTTTGGGCGTGAGTTTTGTTATCGGCATAATGGGTGTGGCTTATAAGTTTACGACGCCTTGCCCATGCTGAACGCATTGCTTGCTTGTGTTGCTCACTCTTGGGTTTTCCAAGACTTGCCAGACTCATTTTCTGTTTTTGTTCAGGAGATTTCGGTACTCCTTTACATGCTTTTTGCACAGCAGTTCGTAATGTATTTAGTTGAACCTGTGAAAATGGACCTGTTCCACGCTTCCATTCTGTAAAGCCTGTGTCATTTGTTGAGGGCTTTTCTCCCATTGGATAATTTTTAATGTATTTGACACCGTGATCATCAAATCGGTGCCATCTTTGGTATAGTATTGTCATTTTTTGTAGGTATTATAAAAGGACTCAATCCAATTACAAATTTGATCTGCTCATTGGATCTAGTATTAATACTTATTTCTTCTAGCGCCTGCTCAAATAAAATCATTTGTGCTGATATATTCTCTATTGAGTCCATTGTGGCTGTAGAAAGATCATGTTGAGTACCAAACATAAGATTGTGTAGTAATCCGCTGACTAATGAAAGAGGTGAGTTTTGTCCTGTCGTGCCTTTAGGTAATGTGCCTGAGCGTTTATACCACCAGTATTTCATTACTTGTCTTATGTCCTCATTACGATTAACATCTAGCATACCCATGAAACTTATCCAGTAAATGAATAAACTTTGTAACCATACCATGTCATCGGTATCTATAGTTACATACTGTGTTTTAGCATTAGTTACTTTTGGTATATATTTGATATAGCGCATATACATTATCCTTTGATAATGTATTTATCTTATTATGGATAAAATACCCGTTTAGTGTTGTTATTTGATTAAAAATGGATAAAAAATAGGGATCCCTATGACCCCTATTTGCTACACAAACACCCAAATTAAATGCCACTCTCACTGTGGCGCTTGTTGTAGCGTGAGATTCTTCTTTTTTATATATCGTTGTCTGTGATACTCTTTACATTTACCTTTCTTATAGGATTGAAAGGTCATTCGGTGATCATTGCCACTTGCTATCCATTCTTCTCGCCATTTGCCTATTCGTCTTATTGAGGGTTGATTAATTCTAAGATTCTTGTTTATATCTAAAGTTAATTGATTTGGTGTATTGACAACTTTATTAAAGCGATTTTTCATTTTATTTCCTTATAATCAGTCAGAGAAGGCATCTGATTCATCCATTATATTAAGTGTTTTTCTGTATACACCAATAACATCATAAAACTGTTTTTGTTTACCATCAATATTATTAGTCATTTCAAAATCATATTGTTCATTGAGCATATACAATGTTGACCCCCATCCATCATGTGTAGCATAAACTGCTATTAGTACATAGGGTATAATATTCTTATGGAAGTCTGTTTTATATCCATTTCTGGGTTTGTATTTTAAGCGACCTAACAGCAATCCAGAACCATGTTGTTCTTTTAATTTGTTAATAAGGTCTACAATAGATTGTTCTTTCTTTTCTCTAGCCATTGCTAATGTTTCATGTATTGCTGTTGTTACTGATCCACTTAATGTAACCGAAAATGTAACATCTAAATCTGTTTTTAATGAAAGATAAATCTTTGCTCTGGTATATCTGTCACCATCTTTGACTTTGTTCATTTGAAAATGGATTTCTTCATAAATCGCATTACGACTTAACTTTTTCTCCGGCAATAAAGGTTTCTCGGTCTGTCCGGTCTGTCCGGTCTCTCCGGACTTCTTCCGGTTCTCTTTCACCCCCGGGTGCGAAGCACCTTGCGAAGCAAGACTGGGCGGCGAAGCCCGCCCTACATTTGCATAAAGAACCTCTGGTTCAATGCTCTGCTGAAATGTATTCATATTCTTATTCAAATACCGCTTCGCATTCCTATTCATATTGTCTGAAGGGAAATGGATTTCTGCTGTCATGTTTTGCATATTTGTCTCCTATAATAGTATGCTGCCTAACAATCTGTAATCTCTGACGGGAGACGAAAGCCCTGCCGTCAGACAGGGGCTTTCTAAGACTATTAGGAGAGTCTATACAATGAAAATGTCAATAAACATCGTATACAGTATTTATGCAAGACAAACACAAACATACTTTTTAACGGCGTTTTTTGGTGTTTTCTGGGTGCCTGTTGTAGAAATACAACAGACAAATAATGGTATATGTGATATACTATATACTTCTAAACAACTGAACGCAGGAGTTTGTAATGGATTATATTATGCTTGATTGGAAAACTTATTTGGCTGACCCAGAATTCTGGCAAGTAATTAGTCAAGAAAAAAACATTCCATTACATATTGGCTCAAGCAAATGAAGTATATTATCTTACTAAGTGTTGTGCTTTCGGGTTGTGCTTCAGGCATTCAACGACCAAACTATGGTTACATGGTACCCATGTGTCAAAGTTTTCACGACAAAGGCGACTTTGCTGCCTGGGCACAATGTTCACAAAGTGTTCGCAATGTTGAATCACAAATTGGTCAAACAATCATTATGGGCTTGCTTAAAAAATGAAATACATATTATTGCTAAGTGTACTACTCACAGGTT